GATGACCTCCGTCCATTTTACCCTTACCGCCCATAGGCATGTCGTCAGAGTCGTCGTCCCCGTCACCCATCGGGCCCTTACCCTTATGAGGTCCGTCCATTTTACCCTTACCGCCCATAGGCATGTCGTCAGAGTCGTCGCCCCCGTCGCCCATCGGAGGTTTATGACCTTTTCCACCCAAAGGACCCTTGCCTTCTGGATCATCCATCGGCTTGGCATCCATTACAGGATTACCCTTTGGAAAACCTTCAGGTTTGTCGTCAGCGTCGTTGTCGTCGCCGTCATCATCACCGATAGGACTGTCATCCATGTCCCCATCAGAATCCAGGACACCCTCAGACCGCATGAAGTCCTTGATAAGCTCGTAAGCTTCCTCTCCATCTTCCGCGATCTGGATCTTGCTTAAAAGATCCTCAAAACCCTCCGGAACCTTACCGGCGCTCTTATTCAAAACGGATTTTCTGATAAGATCCATCGTCTGGTTCTCGATCTGGCTCTGTTCAGTAGAAGATAAGGTGATCTTACCCTTATTGTGGAGACTCTTTACAGTTTTAAATAATTCATATCGTTCCGTGAAGGGGGTTGTCATCGAAAATTCTCCTAACGCCCTGTAAAGGCTGAGTTAATCAGCCCCGCAAGGGGCTCTGGGATAGAATCACAATGCTGTGCTACAAATGCAGTGATTTCACGGATCTCTGAATCTGTCAAGGATTTTCCAAATGGATCACGTGCGGCGATCCGTAAGAGACCCTCTTGAATTTCAGCATCTTTATCTGCAGGATCATCAACGGCTGATAGCTCAGCGAAGATTGTACCACGGCACCATTCAAAACCTTTTCTACGAATACCACCGTCCAGGTCGTACTCGCGTCGAGACTGCTTTCCACGAACATGCTCACAAAACTGGAAGGTGTTGGTGGCTACTCTTCCGCAACAAGAGCATTCGGTGGAGTCAACATCACAACCCATGGAGAACCGGTAAACGGAGCCGTCTTTGTAGGCTTTGGCGAGCTCAGGATCCTTGGACATATCCATCGCGATTAAAGTCTCGATGAACTCGTCCTTCCGGGCATCCTTACCAGTGGCGTGATTTATCGCTTCCTTTACTTTATCAGACGCGTCATTATCTGAATTGAAATGAGAGTCTAGGATAACACCGCGAGACAGTGCGTAGTTGGAAGCATTATGATTTACAAAGTGCGGCTTGAGGATAAAAGTGGAGTAAACTCGTCGTCCCAGGGTAGGATCAAAACGTAGAAGCTCTTCCCTACGCCACGCATCCATATTTTCATTAGGACGATCCGCGCTGCAAGCGCGGCAAGGTATCAATAGATAATCACGCGGATCCCGGGATATACGGTAGGTATCCGCCACAGAATCCAAAACAGATTCCATGTCGATAGAAAGTCCACCGTCCATGAAAACCGAAGAAGTCTTAGACGCGCCCTTTGTCCAGCCGTTATTAGCGGATTGAACGCCTAATATTTCAATTGATGCTGTTTTTTCAAAACTCATAATCAGATTACACCGATCCTGTCGCCTGAACGTCATTATACGCTTAACTATTGTCGGAAATTTAAAGCAGGTATAGCTTTAAATCAAGAAAGATATCGATCAGCTACAGAATCAACCTGAAATTCGGTGTGCGCCAGGTCACCACGTTCGGAAATTACCCAATAATCTCCGCATAAATCCTCTAAAATATCGGAAATCCAACTATAATCAGAAATACCGCGATCCAGTATGCGAAGAATACTAGAATCGTAAGATTCCTTGGAGAATGTAACCCTATGCTTGTTACAAACTGCATCAAACGCCGATAGAAAAGACGCTTTCAATGATCTGCAATACAGGACTTGATCGCGGTGATCGTGAAAAACTACCGCAACGGGGGAATCAGATTGATCCTGTATGACAAAGAATCTCAATTTTTTTCCTTATCAGATTCCTTATTGTCGTCTTTAGGATCTTTCTGGTCCTTCTGATCTTTGGAATCTTTGGAATCTTTGGGGGTTATAGGCTTACCAATCATCGACGCATCGCCGGTTTTATTAAAAGACATGACACACTCCTATGACAGGCATTCGCCTGTGTTAATATCCCAATAACGACCTTCATGGTGGTACGCAGAACGACCTCCGATAAAGTACACCTGGGAACCTTTCAACTCATTAACATCAACAACTTTGGGTAGCAACTTTGCCTTACGAAATTCACGTATGAAATCTGCAGGTCCAAACCGATCAACGTAACTGTTGTGTACCACCAAAGTACCTGCGTGGTCTACCACAACTACGCCTGAAGAGTCGTCAACATCATCAACCTCGTTTAAAATATAATCACCTATATTTATGAAGCTCACCGAATCAAAATCAGATTCCCAACCATCTAGCGAGTCCTCTATATCGGATTTCATCTCGATAGGAACCGACTTCAACACCAGACCATTTCTAAGATTATAATCCGGTAAGTTCAAGTTACCCTCAAGCGGCCCGCTATACATCTCCCGGTAAATAACTGGATCCCACTGGCACTCGCAGTAAGGGTGGGTTAAGAATTCCCCGGAACTGAGGAGATTCAATACGTTCCGTACACTATACAAAACGCCATCGTGGGCACTGCATATAGGACAACCATCTTGCTCGCGAAACCTTACGGTATCGACTCCCATAGTATCTAGCGCGTATAAATACGCCAGTTGACTTACCGCAAAATAATCCGTAGTAGTGGTTTTTAAATATTCAATTAAATGAAAATCTCCAGAATTCAAAACTAAATCCCGGGCCGTCATAGGAACATCACCAAAGAACATAGACAGAATTCTAATAAAATCAAAGCGAGCGTATATCTTACTCTTTACTGCAAAAAACAAATCCTCATACTGAGAGTCTTCTACTATTTCTACGCGATCTACTACGAAATCATCTAAATCATCGACGACCTCTATATGGGCTGCGGGATTAGGAACTCCGCCTCCGCGCTTAAGATCCTTTATGTTTTGAACACCCATCAACTGAGAAGATAAAGACTGAGAGGTAGATGAACTGTTACGGATCTCAGTGGAACCTCCGGTAAAGAAAAACTCGGACCCCGCCGCATCGTCTGACGGCCAATTCTCAAATAATTGCTCAGCTTCTTTCTCTACTACGTCTTTAGGTATATTCGTCATCAACTACCCTAAACTACTCCCTGTGGCATACCACCACCCGACGGTGCCTCGATGCTTCCAATGTCGCCACTGCCACCTGGAGCTGGTGCGCTTCCTGGAGGCTTAGACGCGTCGTTCATCCCACCAGGGGCGGGTGCGCCACCCGGGGCCCCAGGCTTAGCTCCCCCAGGAGCTCCCGGAGGTTTAGCACCGCTACCCGGCGCTCCTGGAGGCTGAGCACCTTGCTGCTGAACCTGGCCGTGAGCCTGTTCGTATTTCTCTTTTAGGTTATCACCCAGAATCTTATCCTTCATCTCGCTCTCAGACTTGAACTCTTTAAGACTACCTTCAAGCTCATCCTGCCAATCTAAACCAACCGCAGAAGAGATGGTAGCTTTTGATAACTTTACACCTAACTTCTCCAGCATCCCGTAGGCATTCAACAAGTCCTGATCTACTGAAGGATCCAACTTATTCTTCCATTTAAGAGTCGGCATCATCACGAGATTCTGTTCCTGAATCTCCTGGGCGGTTCTCTTGATCCTGTACTTGTGATTCACCTCGCTTGGTGAGGCGGTAGTCCACTCATTAATCTCCGAAATAGGTCTGAAAAACTTAGGATACAACCATACATTCTCCAAAAACTGTCTAAGAGATAGCAGTCGCCGTAGGAAAACCTGAAGTCCTGATTTTGCAGAAGCGTAAGTAACTTCACCGGTCATAAAAGACTTGGATAATCCTAGAGCCAGGAGCTTAACTTTCTCAATTACGTCGTGCTCCTTGCTGATACTGATTGCCTTATCCGTAGTACCCCAGGCTTCGAAATTGATACCATAATTATAAACTAGCCACGCCTGGGGGTCAGTCTCTACGCGGTTCAACATCTGTAGAACCTTCGTCTCTGCACCTGGCGCAGGTAACCACCCTGAAGACGCATCACCGAGCTTAACCACTTTTACAGGGGCTGCGTGCCTACGGAAAGTAGCAATCGTGGAGTTGTACACGGCGTCTTCCACCATGAAGATCCTCCACATGCGGCTGGCCATGGACGTTCCCCGAATCTGATACGGATGAAGCTTACGGGCTATGAAGGTCGAGTTCAAAGGTGAAAGCCTTATTTTCTGACGAGCCAAAATTTTAGCTACAAACTCCGCAGGTAGTCTATCCTTAAGATCCCGCGCCTCCGGGGAGTTGTCCATCAGAGTATCTCGTAGAGCATCGTCTGGTATGAAATTCAGGATGGGATCCATGTTAACGATAGGAGCATCTACCACATCAATATAATCGGGATTATGCATCGCAATATGAGTCCAAATTCCCAAATTATCATCGTAGAAACAGTGTGGAATAGCTTCACCCATTACCAAATACTCTTTGATAATATACCGAAGCTGCTCCTGGAGATTGGTTTCCTGGCACATGTACTCCAGGGTGTCTCTGACCTCCCGGGACTTCTCATCACCTACAATAATATCGAAGTCTGACACCAGCATCTCTGCGTACATATCAACCGCAGTACCGAAAATGGGATCGGTCTCGTGGAAAAGACGCCAAGCCTTGTTAGCTTCTTGCCGGGTCTTCGGGTACTGTACCCTATCAGGGGATTCTGTACCGGGAAAATACGGCCTTTGCATGTGGTAGCTGGCACTACCACCACCGCCGCCGCCCATAGGTGACGTACCCATCGGCATGTTTCCGCCGAAATATCCACCGGAAGCTGTCCTTCTCGGCCTGGGCACCGTCGTTGCACCTTTAGGGAGAACACTCTCAGCAATCTCCTGACGCTCGTGAGAAGGATTAGTAGACACGATGCGCGGCTTGAAAGCTGCGTCCCTATCGATAGGTATGAAATTTCCCATTTAAAATCCTCAGACTTACTCCGTCTCAGGTTTTTCTGGTTCGTCAGCGTCGTCCAACCAAGGAGGATCGCCTACTAACAAACCATTTGCCATGAGTACGAACTGTTGGGGACCGGTGACACCCTTAATCTCCCCGCTATCATCGAGCTTCACAAAGCCCCACTTGATAACGTATGGAAAATCGGAAATAGAGACCTCTTCTTTGATAAGATCCTGAAACTCTTTACCAAGTTTCGATTCTCGATCTACCAGATGGGAGAACTCTGTAAGCCGCAACCGCTCCAATTTAGCCGCAAAAGAAGCCTGGTCATCGAACTGATACGCACCTTGGATGAGAATGGGGTCACCTTTTTCATCCTTCAGGCACTCCTCAAGAATTAGGTCATTCTTGAATTTCTGCCACTCATCCGCACCCTCTACCGGAGCCGAGCGAATCTCATTGATACTCGATACATGCTCCGATATAAGGGTTCTGTTCAAGTTGACAGCGTATTTTAGCTTAGCGCCACCAGTTGACTCTGAAATCGCCTTCAACGTCGAATCCAGTTCCAATAGCCTTCCATTTGTGATCTTCATTATATTCCTCCAGTCTGAGATAGGTACCTGATTATATACCCAGACTGCTGCAAGTCAATATCTATTTTAATACCGAGAACGCTTCCAGGGCTTGGAACCATCCACGGTAAATGTACTCTTCAACGCACTATCCGCATGCTTAACAACCGCTGTCGGCATGGCGTAAGCCGATATTTTGGGTAAAGATGGAAACGGCATCGGAACCTGCATGACATAACCTCTAAAAGTTCTCATCCACCACTGCATGTCACACGGTAACAGCATCGGCAGGGAAGCATCTACCGCAGCCTGCGCACCCCTGGGAGTAATCATGTACCCTAAATTACTCCATCCGTTCAAAAACCTATTATCCTCATCGGTTATTGCCATCTCCAGATGAGAATCCCTGCCAAACAAAAACACGATATCAGCGTCTTCCGGTGGGGGGAAAATCTCCTCTACTGCACCTTGAAGGGTTCCACCAACCATCGTAGGCTCCGCGTCGTCTTCCAAGACAATTGTCCAGGAGCTATCGGATTTAGAGATCTCTTTCCAAAGATTTATATGTGAAAGAGCGCACCCTACTTCCCCTGGTATCCACGGCCAAAACTCGTCAGCCAGTGCATGCAAGATACCGTCTGATACCAGTCGATCCCATGCCTCCGGTTTAAATTTAGGACGCTGCTTGACGTGAAATTCCCCATCGGCCCCCCACTGCCTACCGTCTACGCCTGTAAATCTGATTAGACTCTCTCCATGGAACGCGTCACACATTGCGTCCCAGCGGTCGGGAGACCTGTCCAAATTTATTACGTATACGGGCCACTGTTCAGTCATAATCAGCTCCCTACATACCCGATGCCAGATACCCCAGAAACACGAGCTACCCACCTGTAGGCTGAATTACCTGCGATAGAAGCAACCATAATAGCAATCTGCGCACCGTGTTCACCCGCCATGTCTACCTTAGGTTGAGTAACGGATGTAGAGCTGGTTTCCCATACAGTTGGAGTAAGAGAAGAACCCCATGGAGTAATAACTCCGTGATTCCAACCCATCCGATAAATTATCGTACCCTTATATCCGATTGAGTTAGATTGACCGGTTCCAAAAGCATATAAATCTACATCAAAAAAGCAATACTGACCGGCCTCTACTTCAATGCGCTCAGATCCCCCTGGGCCATCGATGAAAAGATCTTCACCTTTAACCCACGTTCCGGTTATTGCACCTAACGCACCGTCGTAACTGATCTCAAAAGAGGTGGACTTAACACTTAATACCCTAAAACATTCCCGGGGGTGAGGTCCCGTATTAACGCCTACAACGCCTCCACCTGCTAACGCGTGCGTTCCATCTGTATTTATTTGAGTCTCAGTCTTCGCTACCCAGGTTCCGGTCTGGGTTCCATAAAAGGTTGCCTGAACTTCGAACGAATTAGTATCAGCGTTATAAATAGTCTCGGTACCGTTATAGTTGGTAGTACCTGAAATTATAACCTCAACTGCGTTCTTTGAGGTCCTTCGTGGTCGGTTACTGCCAGCCGCGAGAATCCTAACCATATTATCCACCACATAAGATCCAGTGGCGTTACCTGCATAGGCAGCAGTTATCAAAAACTGAGTAGGGCTTACTACCGTACTGTACGGGGTTGGCGCATAAACAAGATGAGTACCATCGTACGGAGTACCACCAGAAATAACGATGTTTTGAGTTGGCAAATATACATTATCTCTACCATGTGGCGCGTCAGTGGTAACCAAAACCTTTCCACCGCCCGCGTCTTCAAACGACGCGATAGTGCCGCTAGGCTGCTCAGCTCCGTCGATGGACCCTGTTGGCTCTGCGTAAGATAAAATGTTACCCCAAGGGCTTGGTGATGTTTCCGCCGAATACGTTTGAGCGACAAGAGCTCCGCCATCGAAATTCTTGGTAAGAGTTTCAAAAAAACCTCTAATACGCTGTCCCAGTTTTCCAAAACTCATTGAATCACCTCTTACTGATCCGCGACGTTTAATTCGTACGCTACAAACCAATCCGCTGAATCGGCATTAGAAAACTTTACCTCAACTACGTCCGATCCATCAATCGTCGCATGGAACGTAACGTCTGATGTGTCACCTATTTCGGATACAAACGGCTCGTCCCGTGGGATATCTCCGGTAGGTACTGCTGCGCTGTATGACAACATGACGCGACCACGGCGAAGATTAGCCTTGGAAGCGTCAAAAATAGAATACTCCATCCACATCTGGCCTACCAAAGTGCTTGCGTCAACCGTATAAATAATCAGGTCATCGCCTGCAGGAATAGTATCTTCCATGCCCGCCGACAATGTTGAAATATCACTAAACATTAATCACCTCATGACAACGCAAACTTAGTTTGAGGCCCTTGCGAGAATACCTGCCACTGAACCTGTTCAGCGACTGAAGTACTACCCTGTACTTCTACCACCAACTCATCAACATCCGTCGAAAGAACTACGTCCCACTCCTTCTCGTTACCCACTTTAGTTTGATGGATAACCCTCTTATGGCTCGAAACAATAGAAGCAGCTCCTGAAGCGTTATCCACTAGGATACTATATTCCCAGCACTTCACACCTTTATCAGTTTGAGATCCGAAAATACACTTAGCCAGGACGCGCATCGTTAACCAATAAGTAGCGTCACTCTGCGTCACAAAACGCTGAGATCCTCCGTATCCATTCATGAATATCTCAGTAAGCGCGGTGGTTGTAGTCCTGCCGGTGTGTGGAATCATATCCAGGTTCTGGCCATGACCATCGCCAATCGACGCTGCGGGTTTTCCACCGCTGTGGGCCTGCGTAGCGTAATAGTAGTTACGGGCGTACCAACCCGTCGTTAACCCGCTACCCTTAGTTGCCTGGTTGTAACTTCCAAACATCGCTGCATTGTTTGCATCGATTAGACTATTGGAAGTTCCACCCATTACGGAAAACTGAGAGGTGCTGGAGGTATGTAACGATCCTACCGCAAATGTGAAAGCAGACGCAGTTAGTTCGATAGTGCTACCTAACAGATAACTGAAAGTACTATCAGTTTCAAGGGATGAACCAATCATACCGGACATGTGCGCCGAAGTTGACGCAACGTTGGTAAGCCCGCTAATAAAAACCATATCCGAGCTATCAACCGTATGACCGTTTCCAAAAATGGCGCTATAATCTGTACCGGATACAGTACCTATTACGTGATTTGAACCGGCCACTACCGAATACGCACTATCGTCTATCGTATGATTAGAACCAACGGCTAACGAATACGCCGAATTCATGATCGTAATCGTCTGTCCGAAAACGGCACCATACGGTACGTTGTCAACCACGTGAGAATCACCGCCAACCACGATAGCTGATGACGAATCTAACGTATGAGAGGTGCCAAATAAACCAATGTATCCATTAGCCGTAACCTGTCCAATGTCGTGAGAGTACCCTGAGATAAGAGAACTATTCTCTCCAGAAATAGTGTTGCTATTGCCAAAAATTGCACAGTTAGCTAATAAATCCAACGCATTGCTTCCACCGGATACAAAGGTTAAAAGTACCGCTGACAACGTGTTATTGAATCCGACAGCCGCATTCTGGAAACCCGTAGTATCAATGATATTAGCATAGCCTGCTACTAAGTTGTGAGTAGAACCATCCTCGACTGTATGTGCGTATCCAAATACTGCATTACTATGTGAGCCCACGTCTACTGAGTTCTGGTTCCCGCCAACTACGCAGTCATATCCATCTACTGAGTTGTCTCTACCAAACACCGAAGAGTGCGTACCCGTAGAACTTATCAGATTATTCTGACCTACTGAAAATGAATAATCTGCGTCAGCCGTACACCCCGAGTTCAACCTGAATGTCGAAACGTCTCCCAGGCCCGGAACCATGACCGCGAGTTCAGGTGGACGAGCCTCCCAGACAGGAGGTGGACCGTCGATATAAATACGATCCTGAGACTCTGCGATGACGTAAGTTATCCAACCTTCCAGTGGTGTATACGCATCCCAGGTAGTTCCATTAAATTCTACAATATCACCTGCAACCGCGCCATCCCACTCAGGTGCAACCCCTCCAAGCGTAAAATCTAGGATATATCGATCCCCTGTTACTTCAGTAGGAGGCACTGCAGTGTTATCCACGTAATCTTCAACCGCAGGTCGCCGGTCAGTATCCTTCGTGTCATCCCAGAATATTCCGTTGTACCACTGCAGGTCGCCTGACGGCGTGACTCTGATCATTCCCAACTGTGGAGTTCCTGCAGGGTTGTCTGCGGTACTCGGAAGTATGAGTGCCGCATTAGTATTTGTATCTCGATTAAGGTAGATGCGTGCGTCGGTGTCACCCAACATATTTACGCGTAGATTCAATATGGTATTAACTGTACCGACTGATCCAAGGTTTACTACATCTGGAGCTGTTACGTACGCACCCCCGAGGGTTATCACGTCGCCGTCACCGTCACCCAGGGTAAGAGACCCGGGGATTCCACCAACTTCAATGTCGTACACGGTGAGAATGCCGGGAATCTCCACATTGGTGTTGATTCCACCCAGGGTGATTTTCTTACCATCGGTATGCGCCGTACCGATCTCCATGTCATAGTGGGTTAAATCCGTCGAAATAGTAGGTTCAAGGTGCCTTGCAATCAGGATGTCGGTAGACTCCTGAATATCCCGGACAACTCCGGATGGTCTCACTAATGGTCTGGTATCAGACATCTAAAGCTCCTTAAAGCTCAATATGATGAACCGTATTGGCACCCACCCTGCAAAAGGGTCTCAAGTCCTTATAGTCGTCATACTTCCAGGTTTTATGTTCCGTCGTACCGTCTTTATGATGCCTCAATACTTGAGGGGCCCGAGGAGGTCGATACTCGTCCATAACCTTCTGACATATCGGATCCGTCGTCTTTATGATCAAACCCTCAAACGCTGCAACATCGGTACGTCCACTCTTGCTAGGTATGATCAGCCTCAGTACCTTACGACCTCTAAAATCCGTCAGAACTTGCGGAGGTAACCCCTTCAGGCTGACGCGGTACTTAATCACAGACATCCTATATCTCGGTTGCCAAGGTAGGATTAAATACCATCGTAGATGCGTTACGGGCTACACCGATTTCCTGCTTAACAGCCGGAGATGTGAGACCCAGGCCAATTAAGCCAGCCTCGTCTACGTAAAGACCACCGTTACCCAAATAATAAGTAGTTCCCGCCACCAGTCCGCTCAATCCCTCAATCTCTGCACGATACGCAATATCACAAGTAGTGCCACCCGGAACCGGTACATTGATCACCATACCATCCGCAGCAAGTCCGTTATCGGCATCTGCAAGAACCACAGTATCGTTAGATGAAATACTAACAAGGTCACCCTCTACAATACCGCTCGGACATGTGTAGTTGTACCCGATAAACGCCGCATTTGACGCATTTCTCAAATCGTAGTCCCTGCCGAATTTATCAGTATATATAGGTGCGCCGTCAGGGTCGATAAGCGTATTAATCCATATCGCAGGAAATCCAGGTGTAGGACTAGGATTAGTAGAATGTCCGGCTGGTGAAAATTGGATACCACCAATACCTACCGCAGGTTCGTTGTCCAAACCTAGCTTAGCCTGAAGCGCGGAAATACTAGAAGCCAGGGAATTCGGATGGTTTGCCCATACGATATCAACGTTATCAACTTGTTTGACCCAACCCATGGGAAAATCATAGTTCCCCGGGTAAACTGAAGTTGCGTTCCACATTGCCATAATAAATACCTCACTGTTACGTCTTGGATATTATATGACAGATATTTTCGAATTTCTAAAGAGGAATTAAAGACCGTAAGAGGCTGGATCGATAGGACCACTATATGGTTTACGATCCCTGATATTTTGGTGGAAATACTGACCCGCTGACACACTTGAACTAGTCAAAGCGTTAAAATCCCCCTCATCCGCATCCGTGTACCGGTACATAGTACGCGGTGTATTTCGCTTGGCCTTGAAGATAATATACAAAATACCATCCTCCTGGTTGAACCCTACAGATTCCAAATTGGAAGAATCTACCGGAACCATCTCAGGTATAGCTTCAGCATCACCGAACGCCTGGTCTGGCATGTCTGGTGCGGATTCAGATGGTATTTCCCCTGGAACTGCGGTCTCTGGTACGTCCGGAGGGGTAGAAGTCGGAGGTCCCATATCAAAAGGACTCACATAACCCTCATCCTCAGGCGTCCATAATGGTGCATCTACAACCTCATCAGTAGTGGTATCATACATATCGTCAGTACCGGGATCCCTGATAGGAAAAGGCTCTCCAAACTCCTCCTGATACTCGTCATCAGGGCCAGAGTCCCACCAATCATTAAACTTATCTTTCACGTTCTTCCACCACTGCGCATCCTTGTGCATAGCGGCGTGAACTAACCGGTCTTCCAACTCCCTGTCGCTCAAACCGGTTTCCCGTGTCATTACCCACGAAATAGGGTCACTATCTAAAAATTCAGCAACGGCGCGGGCTGCTTCACGGTGACCGGTCCTGGGGCCGATATTGAGCTCAGCCAGTGCCATAGTGAACGGGTAGCGCTCCTCATCCGGCAACTTCTGAAGGAGATCCTCATAATGCTGCTGGTTAAGAATTCTATCGTGTCCTGCGGAGAGCTTCGCAGATTCTATTGCTTCATCGAGGGTTAGTGTCATTACGTGCCTCACATTTTTCAAACCATTGTCCGCAAAATTCCGGACGACATGTCGATTCCTTAGTACCATAGCACGAAGGTGGTTGTTCTATTTTAACGTCACCTTTATTTTTCGACATTTTTATTGGCTTGACAGGTTTTCGCTTTGCCATTACCAATTACCCCCTTTTATTACCTGGCCCATTGAACCCATATTGGAAGCTACCTGCTTCTTACGTTTAGCCAACCTACTCTTTTGATTAGCTAATTCATCAACAACAGAGTTCTGAACCATATAGTTAGCCCCTATATAACAACGCGCCAAGTCGTCAGAGTCTCTACCGCGAACCTGACCCTTCTTGGGGTTATAAAACTTCTTCAAATCCGGCGATCTGGTCAATTTCAACAGCTCAACCAACACCACCGACTGACCTTGCATATGCTCTTGGGGAGTTCCGATAATGAGCGCACCGGTATCACTAATTCCGACCACATCATCCACATCGGGTGGCAACATCCGTATTCGACCGTTGTAAGCCATCGTCAGGAAAGACATAAATTGCTCAGAACGCAGGGTAACCTTATCTGACATAAGTCCCATAGTTCTAAGCTGCTGGATAGTCGAATCGCTGTTCCAATGGTCAAACATTATACTGGCGATACGTATACGTTTCTGAAGAGCCTCTACTATATTAACCACCGAGTTGAACCAAATATCACGATCTGTGGTAGGTACTATCCTTACCGCAAAATCAATGACGGTACAGAGTACTTCACCTCGGTGTTCGTACGCGTGGGCCCCTAACATCTCAGCGGCAGAATTCCTATCAAACTGATTTCGATACTGCTGCTCCTGAAGGATGATCGGAGCATCCGCACCTGCAGGTAGGTTTATACCTTTGTAGGAATTCATACTTCCACGTATATACGTACCCTGGGTCTCTGCGAATACCACATCCCATTCGGATTGCGGTTCTATACGACCGCGAGCGGGAGGGGAGAAATTATCTGATACGGGATTTCCGTCCTCATCCAACTCCGAAGACCTCTCCAGGTCCTCCACGCTTATCCACTCAGCGTGTGCACACACCATACTGTACGCGTCAAAATTCAACCCAGCATCGCAAAAAATGTAGTGAACATTTGTATGATCCAGGCTACAAGCTTCCAGCGCCAATCCAACATATGACTTCTCCGTGGGGTCGGTTAAATAGGTAGTCCTGAACGACGCTATCGGTTTCATTTTGAAATCAATAGACTTCCAGAACCTAATGGGATCATTAACAAAAGGTGACTCTGCGTTCGGAGGATTTGCCCCAAAATCGCGCTCAGCAGCTACCGGATCCTTAGCATACTCTTCGTCGAAGACGTGTCGTGGCATTTGAGGGTTAAACTCCCAGGTAGGACCTTTCCAACCGTAGGTGCGCTTGATAATACCCTCTTTAGCTTTGTTGTAAGTCTCCATTGCAGGATCATCCTGAGAGATCGGAGACGTTACATTTATCATCATGCCTAAAAACGCGGGCAATTTGTTTATATCCACTGCAGCGCGTACGGTCTTCAGGCTCTGGTTGAGCACGCGATAGAGCTCCGACGCAGACCGGGAACCCTCGGTGTCCGCAAGACGGGCCCACTCATCAATAGAGGCAGAAATACGCGTCTTACCCGCGATACCCGCTGAATCAGACGCCAGTAGATTGTACCTAACCTTTGCCCACCCGTCCAAGATGGCCTTATCGTTCATCTTGTATTCCCATTGATCGTCGCCCACCTGCTTAGACTCGTACTCCCGAACCCACGCCATGTACCTGGACAACCAAGGGGAGTCTTTACGCATCTCTCGATACTTTGCATAAATCGTCTGAGACGCTTGAGTCTCTGTAGACGCAGCAAACGATACCTCAAACCACTCCGCGCTGGCCTGCTTCAGCCACCTCTGAAGATAACTACGGCCCCACATGGACCGGGTGGACAGGAAGTGCTCAAAGTAACCACCTACGTGGGCACCCAGGTACGATTTACCAGACCGCATTCCCGCCAGGATGATCATCTCATTGTACGGTGTGAACATTCCGTCGGCCAGCAGCTCGTGCTGCGAGTTACGGCACTTAGGGCAAACAAAATCCTGATCTGGCTCAGACCAGATCAATAGCGTCTCACTCTCCAGGTAGAGGCGACTTTTACCCCACGCGTCTACGTCGGCAGGATGCATCGAATTGCATATGGGACACCGGCAGTTAAACACGTCCCGCATGATTTGGTACTGACGATTATGGGAAAAGCACGAAGGCATATTCCAGTAATCGACGCCGGTAACCCACTCGCAAATATTAGGGGCAGGCTTCCGCAGGTACTCCACCTCAGGCCCACTTAACGCACTCCCTGCAGCGCTGGTAATGGCGATATCTATGGTATCCTTGAGACCGTCCAAAAACTCATGACGCTTCGTACTAGACATCTTGAGGCTCCAGGATAAAGCTGTTTACGTACTTCTTGGCGGGTGAGTTGGTAACGCGTATTGAGGGTATGTTGGCGGGTACCTTGTAAGGGTGACCGTCGGCGTAGTAAATATGGGTCAAGGGATTTATTTTTAATGAATTTGCCACCATCAAAATGACGACAGGTATCGGCTTACCTTTTTCAAAAATGAACCCATCTTTCAGTACTACCCTCGCAAGAGGAACGTCCGAAGCGTCCCGTAACACGTGGTCCATCTGAAATCTGGAGTTTTCTTTCATTTTATTTTATACCGCTTCTCAATAGATTCCAGAAGCTCCGGTACCGTAGCGGTAAACGTTCGCCCCATCGCGTTCAAAATCAACGAAACTGTTTCATCCGGCAGAGAAGATCCTGGGAGCTCCCTGGAAAGAGTAGCCTTGGCGTCCACCAGAACCTTTTTCAAATCATCCATCGAAACCCTGACAAGAGTCTGTACGCATTCATGCAACGCCTCACCTGCAATCTCAGCAGATTTCTGCATGTTAGAAAGCTCTTTTTTCATCTGCATCGCTTCTTTGATGAGCTTCTGGAATAGCTGGATATCCGATAGCTCCATGATCTTAGGGTCGCCGTTCTCATCAGGCTCACCGAGCTTACGCTCGAACTCCATTAGACGGTTGAACGATGCCTCTACGAGCTGGTACATCCTGGCAAAATCGTCCACCTCGGAGTTTATCGGAACGACGTTCAGCATGGAGGTATCAATCGTGCGACCCTTCGGATCCTCCCTCTTATTGAACACATACGCCCCTGCGATGGCATCCTCCATGTCAGCCTCGCTGGTTACGTGATTCTTGAAATGAGTACTCAGGTTCATCTTGCTAAAAACCGGTAAAAGCTTGGTTTCAGGCAAGCTAGCGTTAAGCCTAGCAACCTCTCCGTTCAGGTAGTCCAGCGCTGCAGATTGAGACTTACCCTCAAGAAAAACCATACGGTGGGCCCTCTCCCAAATTGACGGGTATCTCAGCATTATGCCACATAATTTACACTGGGTATTTAGTTTTACTGCGTCCATGACATGAGTATACACGGTAGTTCCGAAATTAATCGAAAAAATTTCACCACCAGCATACTACAACTTGTGTTGGACATTTGAATCTTTCGACTTGAACTATGTTACATGTCAA